ATAAAATGTTTATATGAGTTGCCAGTTCTATATCTCTGGCCGCCACCTAATAATGCTTCCGGCGCGCACCCGAAGACGCATTGTGCGGTCTTAAGAAAAATTAGAGATTTTGCTTACTGGTTAGGCGCGGGCGGCCGAGCAGCCGGGCAAGCCGTATACGGCGAGCGGGCGGGCAGGATGTCCGCCCCGGGGCCGCAAGCAGTACAGGGACGTACTGTGCAGCGCTCCTTACGTGAGCACCACCAGGAAGCGTCGTCGCTCTCGGATTCCCGTCCTCCGCGACATAAGGCCGTCCTCGGCAACTGCTCCCTGCGTTGCTCTACCGCTTACATCCATGTAAGCGTGACCTTAAAGATCAATTTTTAGCTCGGGTCGAGGTCTAGTTCGTTGTGGAAGGTGTGATATCCCCGCTGTATAAACATCCAAAAATGCCCCGACACCGTGACCTGCTCACCTTCGGTGCGCTTGTCTGCCCCTAGGGCGTACACATCCAGGCAGGCTCCATCGTCGCAGAGCCGGAAGGTCTCGTAGGGCTTGCCGTCAGTGGTGGTGTTCAGCTTGAACTTGGTGATGAACCCGGTGACGCTTATCTCCTGCTGGTTGTATTGATTGGCGCTGTAGAGGACTGCGCTCGGGGTCAGGTTGGCGGCATAGGCTGCGAAGGGCGGCAAGGCGGCCAAGACGATCAGCAGGTTCGGCAGGTGACGGCGCATCGTATCCATCCTTCTTGAAAGGCCTGGCAAGTATAAGCGTGAAAGCGGTGGAATGCCGCTGAACAGGGGGAGGGGCTAGACAGGCAGCGTGATTTTCTGAAAAATACGCCTACGCTGGATGTGCGCGTCCAGAGTTAACAAGGCTGCTGTGGCAACACAGCGGCCTTTTCATTTGCGCCGGTGCGGCGTCAAAGCACCTTCGGCTTGCCTGCCGATACAGGCTATTCGGGTGCTCTCTCCGTCAATGAGCAGTCGCGGCATAGCCGCATCTACTCACTACACAGGAGACAGCCGACATGGCTAATACGAATTTCACGGTGAACGATCCGCTTGCAGTAAAACTCTGGGCGAAGAAGCTCGCGGTCCAGGCTATCCAGCAGACCTGGTTTCGCAATTTCATCTCGGACGATGGAAATAATGTGATAACCATGCTGGACGACGCGGAGAAATCCGCCGGCGATACGGTGAACGTGGGACTGCGCACGCAGCTCGCGGGCGCCGGTGTGCAGGGGGACGGGACGCTGGAGGGCCAGGAAGAGGCGCTCACGACCTACGCAGACAAGCTGCTCATAGATCAGCTACGCCACGCGGTGAACGTGGGTGGGCGCATGACCCAGCAGCGGGTGCCTTTCGAGCTTCGGGAAGAGGCGCGCATGGGCCTGCAGGACTGGTGGGCGGCGAGGTTCGACCTGGCCTTCTTCAACCAGCTCTGCGGCAACACGGTGCAGTCGGATACCCGCTACACGGGCAACAATGTCCCGACGGCGCCGACCCGCACGATCCTGCCCACGGGTGTGGCCAACGAAGCGGTCTTGGGTTCACCCAACACTTTCACGCTCTCCCTCATCGACACGGCGGTGGAGCGGGCTTACTTGAACAATCCCTATCTGATCCGGCCGATCCGCATCAAGGGCGAGGATAAGTACGTGTGCTTCATCCACCCCTCGCAGGTGACAGATCTACGCACTTCCACGAGCGCCGGCCAGTGGCTGGACATCGAGAAGGCGGCGATGACGGGCGGCGAGGTCTCGGACAACCCGATATTTACCGGAAGTCTCGGTGACTACAACGGTGTGATCCTGCACAAGGCTTATCGGGTGAGCCAGTGCGTGAACGCGGGCGCGGCGCTGCCCAACACCTACCGGGCGGTGTTCGCGGGCGCCCAGGCGGGTGCCTTGGCGTTCGGCCGAGAAGAGGGCAAGGACCAGTTCACGTGGAGCGAGGAGCTCTTCGACTACGGAAATATGCTCGGCGTGAGTGCGGGTTCGATATACGGGATCAAAAAACTGGTCTTCAACAGCACTGATTTTGGGGCGCAAGTCATTAGCACTTATGCCGCCGCACATTAATAAGGGGTGAATCATGGCTACATATATCAGTTCTCAGGTTTCGAGCGGGCAGATACCCATCAACGAGCGGGGGGCGAGCTTCCTGGTGTTCGGGAGCATCGCGCTCACCACAGCCTTGGCGGCCAACGACATCGTGCAGCTGGTGCAGGTGCCGAACGGCTATAAGGTGCTGAACGTGACGCTGGACTGCGATCCGTTGGATAGCAATGCCACGCCGACGCTCACAGGCACGGTGGGCGATGGGACGACGGCGAATCGTTACGTCACGCTCACGGCGGCACAGCTCAAGAGCGGCATCGTGCAACCCAATAACGTGACCGGTTCCACCGGTTTCGTGTACGCACCGGCCAGCAGCGGCGGGAATGCGGGGGGCAGCATCATCCAGTTCAAGGCCACCGCCAATCCGGCGACGTGGGTGAATGGGACGATGCGTTTAGCGGCGGAGTTGCAGGTCGATCTGCCGAGTTTTGCTTAGACGGCCTGCAGAAGTTTAAGGCCCGGCCGTAATTCGGCCGGGCCTCGTTTTGAGAAGGAGGTTATATCGATGAGTTTTATACAGCGCGAATTAGAAAAAATCGAGATTGCAATGCGCGGCCCTGTTTCGCCTTCTGCCTATAGTCAGCTGTACGCGCAGAGCCAGGCTCTCTCTTGGGCGTTAGAACCAAATGGATACGCGACTCCTTCTGAAGTTGTGCTTAATAGCAGAATTCAAACTATTAAGGGCATTCCGGCAAACTCAATAAATTGTCAGGAGTGATTCCGTCAGGTTCAGTCTTAAGGTATTTATGTCCAGCAGCACTCTTGGCTATTACTACCCAAACTGAATTTCCACCAACACTGACGTAGAACTGCCACTTGCCGTTTTCAATCCCAGCGATGGCATCATTTTCACTGAGTATCCAACGACCGCCGTTTGGATTTATTCCACCGACGTTGCGTATCCTTTCGTGCGGATTGAAGCGATCAGATTTATTTATGCACTGAATTTGAACTGATTCGGCCATGACGACCCTCCTTGGTTAGTTATGCCGCGCCAGTCTAAACCCAAGTAGATTGGGTTTCTTATCCCATATCTTGGCGATATTTAATTCCAGGTAATTAATATGGCATTCAGTGACATGCAGGCCGCAATCGCAGACGAGTTGGCGCGCTCGGATCTCTCGACTGAGATCAAGCGGGAGATCAATAACGCCATCACGTTCTATGGGAACAAGGCCTTCTGGTTCAACGAGGCTTCTATGGCCTCCATTACGACGGTGCAGGGGCAGCGGTATTACCCCTTACCCACGAACTTCGCTTCGGTGCTGGATGTGCTCTCGACCATCGGGAACTACACCTATCGGTTGGAAGCGAGGACCGAGCAATACCTCGATCAGATCGATTGGGGTAACAGTTTCTGGTCTGGTTACCCCACGGACTATTCCTTCTGGAATGGGCAGATCCGGCTCTTCCCGCCGCCCCAGGGGGGCTTGCCGGTGCAGGTGAAGGGGACGGCGATACTCTCGCCTTCGCCTCTCGTGAACGATGCGGACACGAACGCCTGGTTGACCTCGGCGGAGGAGCTGATACGCACGCGAGCGACACGACAACTCTACGGGCGCTATGTAAGAGACCCGGAACAGTACGCCTTGTATACGCAGTTGGAGAAAGAGGCACTCTCGAACCTGCAGGAGAAGAACGTCGGTCAGACGGCGCTAGGCGGCATCAGACCGCACTTCTAAGACAGGGCACTGGGGCCGGAGAAGCAGATTGTTTTCGCCATGCCCGTCCGCGGACGTCTTGAGATAGAGATCACCCCCTGGACTGGATTCCACCACGAGTTTGGCATTCCGCCCACCGATGACGACCACGAATTCATGGATGCCGTCCTCGACACAGGCGATGGCTTCCTCTTGCGACAAGTACCAGCGGCGGCCGGTGTCGGTGCGAAGGCCGCCGATACCCTGGATGCATGGATATATATCTGACGAATCTCGCTTATTTACACAAGAAACTATGAACGTCCCCAATGCCTTTACTCCCTCGGCGTTTATCTCCCTCTCGCGGCGCAGCATAGCGCAGAGATGCACGGATACGACGGATTGAAATCGGAATCGGTTACGACACAAACAAAGACGAAATGGCGAAACTACTTTCAACACTAAGGGCCGAAAAATTGGAATCGGAGAGGCCGCATTTGGATCTGGATCCCCGCTTCTGCGGGAATGACGGGATGGGGATATAGGCGATGGCGAAATTACTTGCGAGCCTGAAGTTCGGCGAATGGCTGCCGGACTTGCCGGAGCTGGATAACCCGGGGAGCCCCAACGTCTCCAATGCGCTGTGGGTGAACGGCGGGTATATCCCGGCGCCGGGCTTTTCCGCCCTGGGGGCTGCTTTGAACGCCCGTTGCCAGGGCGCTTACGCGGCGACGGATTCCAACGGCGACACGCACATCTATGCGGGCACGGCCTCGCAGCTCATGGAATACACGGGCACGGGGTTCACGAACCGCTCGGCGGGCAGTTACACGACCCAGGACGGGCAGTACTGGAAGTTCGCGGAGTTCTCGAGCCCGGGGTTCCCGGCCTTGCTCGTGGCCACCAACCTGAACGATCCGGTGCAGGGGATGCAGGTAGGGGACGCGGCTTTCGCGGCGCTTGCCGGCACGCCACCCCGTGCTTCGGCGGTAGGCGTGGTAGGGCAATTCGTGATGCTGGGCAACACGGAGGACGCGCTGAACGGCGCGGTGCCGAACCGGGTGCAGTGGTGCGGGATCGCGAATCCGACGAACTGGAGCTATGGGACGCTCTCGGCACAGCAGGCCCAGGCGGGCGAGCAATATCTGAACGCGGTGTATGGGCCGGTGACGCATATCGCGGACGGCACGCAGTTCGGGCTCATCTTCCAGCAGCGGGGCATCACGCGGGCCTATTACACGGGCGATGACGCGATCTTCGCCTTCGACACCTACGAGCGGCAGCGCGGGGCCTATTACCCCAACTCGCCGGTGCAGCTCGGGAACCTGGTGTATTTCGCGGCGGAAGACGGCTTCTGCATGACGGACGGCGCCCAGGTGGTGCAGATCGGACATGGGAAGGTGGACAACACGTTCCTCTCGAACGTGTCGCAGGCCTATTCGGACCGGGTGTGCGGGGCTTATGACCCGGTGAACAAGCTCATCTATTGGAGCTATTGCAGCGCCGGGAACAGCACCGGGATACCGGACAGGGTGATCGCCTATAACTACGCGGACCAACGGTTCATGCCGGTCGCCCAAGATCTCTCGCGCATCTTCGCGAGCAAGAGCCCCGGCTACACGATGGATACGCTGGATAACGTGAATGTGGACCTGGACCTGATCACGCCCTCTCTGGACGATACCTTCTGGCAGGGCGGCAACCTGCAGATCCAGGCCTTCGATGGCGGGAACCACTACGGGCAACTGGGTGGCAGTGTGCTGGACGCGGTGCTGGATACGACGGAAGCCTGCCCGAATGCGGGTGGTATGAGTTATCTGGACGGGGCGCGGCCGGTGGTGACGAACCCCAGCGGTGGCGCGGCAGTGCCGACAGTGCGATTCCTGACCCGCACTCTGGAGAACAGCGGCTACACGACTTCGATTGCCGCGAACCAGAATCCCAGCACCGGAATCTGCAACGTCCGCGCCGTGGGGCGGTATGTGCGAGCGAGGGTGAATCTGCCGGGTGGGTCGGATGGCTTTGGAAAAGCTACGGCTGTGGATATCTACGGCACGGCCGGTGGTCAACGGTGAGTCACTTACAACAATTACGCACCACGCCGCCTTATGACGAGCCCTGGAAGGTGGCGACGCTGGTCAACAGGATATTAGGTGGAAGCCTGAACAGCGTGGGCAGCGTGACGCTCACGAACAACGGCACGAGCACGGTCCTGAGCGATAACAAGCTGAGGCAGGGGCGGCGGGTGTTCCTCTTTCCGACCACAGCACATGCGGCGACGGTAACAGGTCTCTGGGCGGACCCCACGAGCGTGCCGGCACAAGGCGGCTCCATCACGCTGACCCATGGAGCGGTGGCCGCGGCGGACCTCAACTTCGACTATCTCATCGTCGGATGATCTTCCAGGTTCCGTATTGGGACGTGGCCCAGGTATGGCCGCGGGTGGCCGGCTGTGTGCAGAAAGCCCTGGACCGGCAGAGCGAATGGCGGCTCACGGATATCCATGAGCAGCTCGTGACCCAGCGGATGCAGCTCTGGGTGGTGCCCTGGAGGCTCGCGGTGGTGACGCAGATACAGACTTATCCCGGTACGCGCATCTGCATGCTGGTGCTGTGCGGCGGCGAGGGGCTGGACGAGAACAAAGCCCTGCTCACGGAGATCGAGCAGTGGGCGAGATCGCTCGGATGCGATGAGATGCGGATACAGGGGCGCGCCGGCTGGCGACGCGTCTATCCGGAATATGAACCGATAGCGACAGTGATGAGGAGAAAACTATGAGCATGGGCGGAACTTCGGCACAGCCCCAGTCTTTCTGGAACCTGGGCGATCCGGCGAACCTCTTCGGACATTCATCGTCGTCCAGCCTCTCCAGCAATATCCTGGATCCCGGCGACGTGCTGGGGCTGAACCCCGCGGCGAGCGGAGTACCGCAGGCGCCGGGCGTGCCCAAGGTATTGCCCAACCTGGGCGCGGCTTCGATGATGCCAAGGCTGCCGCAGGGGGCTTTCGTCGCGCCTTCCACGGGTGGGGGCGCGTTCAACAGCATGGCGCAGGCGCTGGCCGGGCCACTGTTCAATCCCTCCATCCCGGTGAAGGCGGCGCCACAGGCGCGGGCGAATCTCACTCCGCTGCTCGCTTATCTCCAGGGCGCCGGCATGGCAAGGGGGAAATGACATGAGCATGGGCGGCACACAACAGACAGGCAGTACGACGACTACGCAGGCTCCGCCTGCCTATATGTATCCCTATATCGGCAGCGCCCTGGGGCAGGCGGGCAATCTCTTGCAGACAGGGGGGCCGAGTTATTACCCGGGCACACAGGTGGCTGGCTTCTCCGACCCGCAGCAGAGCGCCATGGGTGCGATAGACAATCTGGCCACGAACGGGACCAACGCCGGCAATGCGGCGATGGGCTATGACACGAACCTGCTCAAGGGGAACTTCTCGGGGCCGCAGGCGCAACTGGCCGAGATGGGGCAGGGCGGGGCGACGAACCCGCTGCTCAATGACATGTTCCAGAAGGCCGCGGGGCAGGTGCAGAACCAACTGCAGAGCGAATACGGGCAAGCCGGCAGGAACGTCTCGGCTTCAGCGCCGATGATGGGGCAGACGCTGGATAAGCTGGCGACGAACATCTATGGCGGCGCCTACGCACAAGACCAGGCGAACGCGCTGGCGGCGAACCAGGCGCTCGGCAACGAGCAGCAGGATGCACTCGGCATGGCGCCGGGCCTCAACAACATGCAGTTCGGCAACCTGGGGCAGGAGATGAACGTGGGGGGCATGGTGCAGAACCAGGCCCAGAACCTGATCAATGCAAGCCAGGGCGCCTACAACTACAACCAGCAGCAGCCCTGGTCGAACCTCACGAACTACGAATCGCTGTTGAGCGGCTTGCAACCGGGGTCTTCACAGACAAACCCCCTCTTGACGAACCCATCGGCTAATACAGCGAACATGGCGACAGCTCTCGCGGCGCTCATGAAAGCCTACGGCGCCTACGCGGCTGCCTGACGAGACGATCTTTCTGGAGAGAGCATGTCCATAGACCAATACAGCACGACACCTTCAAGCAATGACCTGACGAACTATTTCAAGACGGGTATGAAGCCTTCCCAAGTGAAGGACGCGGGCTGGGACATCATGGCCGATCTCGCGAGTTACAGCGTGAGCCTGCCGGCGGCGGGAGGCAGTGCGAATGCTTTGACAGCAGCCAACGGGCGACCCTACGGCACGCTGGTGGCGGGTCTATTGCAGATAGTGAATCCGGCATCGGCTAATACGGGGCCGGCGACGTTCGCTCCGGATGGACTCACGGGAGCGAGCATCTTCGCCAACGGCGCGGCGCTCGCGGGCGGGGAGATGCAGCCCAACGTGCCGGCTTTCCTCAAGTATGACGGGACGCAGTGGAACCTGCTGAACCCAGCGCAAGCCGGGAAGAACTTCATGGTGGACCCCTGTTGCCGGGTGGCGCAGGGCCTCGCGGCGACGCTCTCGACTACGCGTCAGTATGGTGCAGTGGATCTGGTGCAGTGCTGGGCATCCGGCACGGCGGTGAGCGCCGGAAGCATCACACAGGATGCGGCCTATACCAATTCCGGTGCGGCGACGGCCTATTCCTGCAAGCTCTCGGGTTGCACCCTCACCGGGACGGGCAAGGTGTTCTTCCGGCGCTGGATCGAGAGCCGGGACGCGGTGGCACTCAAGAACAAGAGGGCGCTCTTCGCCGTGCTGGGTTTCCAGGACACGGGCAGCAATATCAACGCTTTTTTGACCGTCAACACGCCGACGGTCCAGGACAACTTCGCGTCTGTGACCAATATCGGTACGGGGGCAACGGTGAGCGTGCCTCCCAATGGGACGACTGCGATCACGGCAGCCATCTCCATGGGGAACTGCAGCAACGGGGTGGAGATCATCCTGGAGATGGATTGCGGGGCGGTGACGACCAAAGATTTCTACGCTACGGATTGGCAGGTGTGTATCAATACCTTGCCGCAGATATGCGGGGCGCCGAGGTTCGAAGAGGACTATCAGGCAGCGCTCAGATATTTCGAGAAGTCCTGGGATTATGGGACAGCGGTAGCATCTACTGTATTTCCAGGAATGTCGTCATGTAATTTGGTTGTATCTACTCCAAGTGGTAACGGTATTCCTCAGCTTACTGTGCAATTTAGAATCCCTAAAATTGCGGTGCCGGTTACTACAATTTATTCAGAAGCAACCGGGGCATCTGGAAAATTCAGAGATGTCACAACTGGAGCTGATATCGCCGCATCAGTAACTGTGGCAGCCGCTGGTCAGTTCTCACCTGGCAACGCTTCTGGCGGGACTCTTGCCGCCAACGATTTGCTGAGGATGCACTGGGCAGCGGATGCGCGTCTTTGATTTAATAAATTCTGCTTGAACATTTAATTTAGAAGCGATTCTAAGGGGCTCCCATGTCCACACAAAACGAACGTCTCGCCACAGTTGAGGCGAGGCTGGATGCGCTCGTGCCTACGGTCAATGAGATCCGGGGTGATGTGAAGACGCTGTTGGCCGCTCATAACAGCCAACGCGGGGCGGTGAGGCTCCTGGCCCTGATCTGGGCAGGGCTTTTGGCTCTGGGTGGCATAATCGGGGGCATGCTCATGGGGAGGGCGCATTGATGTCATCGCCATCCATAGCCACGGCCCTGAAATTCACCCTCAAGGAAGAGGGCGGCTTCGTGGATAATCCCCATGACCACGGGGGCGCCACCAACCATGGCATCACCCAAGCCACCTACGACACCTGGCGGGACCGCCATACTCTGCCCCGGCGGAGCGTGGAATCCATCGCCGATGCAGAGGTGCGAGGCATCTACGATGAGATGTATTGGACGCCGGGACATTGCGCGACATTAAGCGCGGCGCTGGCAGTCGCCCATTTCGACTGGTGCGTGAACCATGGCTGCACAGGCGCGGTGATGACGCTGCAGCAGGTCCTCGGTATCAAGGCTGACGGCAGCTTCGGACCTCTGACGCGCGGCACGCTGGCGGCGAAGGACCACGGCGAACTTTGGCAGAGCTATAACGATCTGCGCCGTGGATGGTACCGGGCCCGTGTGGTCGCGCACCCGGACCAGGCGGTATTCCTCAAGGGCTGGCTGGCACGGGTGGGGCGCCTGGACAGCTATCTGGCGGCGCTCGCATGAACATCCTGGCGACGGTAGCGAACTTCATCCTGCCCGGCATATTCAAGGAAGTAGACAAGGCGATCCCCGACCAGGACCTGGGAGCCCGGTTGAAGGCGAGCATACAGACGGCGGTGCTCTCGGCGAACGCAGAGGAGCTGCAGGCCCAGGCGGGCATCGTGGCGGACGAGGCGAGGGGCGAGAGCTGGCTGCAACGGAACTGGCGGCCCATGACGATGCTGGTATTCGTGTTCATCGTGGCGAACAACTACATCATCGCGCCCTATCTGCAGGCGATGTTCGGCTGGTCGGTCCCGCTGCAGACGCCGCCGGACCTCTGGGCGCTCATCAAGATCGGCCTCGGGGGCTACGTGGTGGGCAGGTCAGCCGAAAAATGTGTCGCCGCGTGGAAGGGTTGATGGGGCTGGAGCATCTCAAGATCGGCCGGGCCCGGTATCGGGTGGAATATAAGGATCTGCCGACACTCTATGGGCAGATATTCTTCGATTCGAGATGCATCCAACTCGCCGATGACTTGGCGGACGAAGAGGCGGCCTATGGGGTGCTGCATGAGATGCTGCATGGTATCTGGGAACAGGGGGCGATCCCGCCGCGCGCCAGGGAGGAACGGGTGGTGACGACGCTCGCCTGGGGACTGACGGCTGTATTCCGGGATAACCCGGGGCTATTAGGTCATCTGGACAAGCTACTCACGGAATCCCGCTGAATTACGGGCACCTCTAAAAAAGGCTCTTTTGCCCTCTGGCGTTGTTGCGAGCACCCTCGCAATGCTCATGGACTATCGTGTCCACTACGCTTGCTCGGGCACTCGCGCCTAGCCAGAGTCCAAAATCCCTCATTTTTTAGAGATACCCTTAACCCGGGATACCGAAATGGGGTAGCTTATCTGTCCCGCACCGGTGCGATCCGGGCGGCTATATAAGCAGTAAAGGGAACGGGGCGTGGATTATTCAGCCATCCTGGATAAGTTTAAGCAGGTCATGGTGTTTTTGCGCATGACCAATGACTATGGGGTCTGGAGCATCGCGCAGTTCGTGATCCTGGCCGTCTCGTTCATCATCGGCCTCAAGTTCATCTATTTCCCACGCCGGCGCATCCGCAACCTCAACTTCAATATCCGTTTCGTGCGCAACAACAGCCGGCACGCCAACCCTTCCTATCTGCACCTGGAATTCCGCAATTACACGGGGCGTTCGGTAGTGCTCTCTTCGCCTTTCTTCCGCTATCGCCGTCTCCAACCGCCGCCGGAAGCCCACGGTGACACGCTCTCAGGGGAATACGAGATCAAATTCCCGGGCGCTTCGGGCAAGGAGCGCACTGAGGTGGAATACCTGCTGCGCAACAAGGAATCGGTGGATACGATGATCCCCATCGACCCAGCTCACACGGATGAGGAAGTGAACCTGATGCATGCCAAGCGGCGCATCGGGACACTCACGGTCATGCTGACGTGGCTGCAGGATCGTCCGAAGGTCGATAAGCTGATCCGGAAGATTTGA